ACGGCAATATACCGAGCCGGACAGAGGTAAAAGAAATAGAGTTTAAGCAGAAAATAAAACGTGCCGGGGGGACATACGCGCTGGTCCAGACATTTGACGAGGCCGAGGAAGATATTGAGATCCTGAATAAAAAAGCGGAAGAATACCGCAACAAGGGGAGAAAATGAAAACTTTATGGATGGCGTGCATGATAGTGATGGTCCTGTTCGGTATGACTGTAATTATATTTCCAGATGTTCCGAGCGAATTGTCTTATTATTTGCCTCAAGTGGTGGGGCTTTATAAATCAGATGGGGGAGAGTACAAAACAACAAAGGCATTTTATCAAGAGGCCCAGGAAGAAATAAAGAAAAGAAATGATGCTACGGGTGGCCGTGCTGGATGTTTAAATGGCCACAAGGTGACTATTTTTACGAATCCAGAGAACATAAATTGGCCTATAGCGGCTTCGGGCGCAATGTGGTCAATGCCGTGGTTAAGGATAAATAAGGATAATCCCATCATCGATTGTGAGACCTATAACGGTGAAAAGGCAAAGTGTATTAATTACGAAAACGTTCCGTGTGAAAGCGCTTCGATGATGATGATGAAAGAATATTTAAGGAGGTAATATTGAGCGATAACGACCAATGGATTATTAACTGGAAATCAATCATAGGCTACTTGAAGCATTATATGACTCTCAGTGATGAATTTCTTACAGCGTTTAAGAAGATTCAAAGATCACGTAAGAAATCAAGGGGATTTGATAAGTTGTTTTATAAGCAACCTAACGGTGAAGTGTTTATTGTTAAGTCTGAAGTAGATGTATATTTTGAATCCTACCGGGAAGCTCTTAAAAGGGGTTATAAGGGGAGAATAACTCCAAAAAAGGCAGTTTGTCAATAGCACCGTCAATAATCTGACAACATAATGTCAATAATCTGACAAATAATTGGGTCTATTCGACAATAGTGTCGAGTGGTATCCTTATAGCGTGACTGAGCAGAACACTATCAGTAAAGCCTTAGACGAAGCAGAAAAATCCGTTGATAATTTTAAACTCCAAATCCTCGAAAAAGCCGGAATATCATTTGAAAAGATTATAAAAGAGTTTAAATCAACTGGTTTTGCCAATATCAAAGACTTCTTTGATGTTCAGGAAGGCGGAGAGCTTCAGTTTAAGCCCTTTGATAAGTTGTCCAGACAGAAAGCATCAGCAATTAAGAAAATCAAAGAGAAATCAGTTATTACTGAAAGCAAGGACGGGGATAAGGTCTATAAGACTTCTACGGTAGAAATTGAACTATGGGATAAACACGCTGCACTGTGGCGACTTATTGAACTCAGAGGAGATAAGCCCGCAGAGAAACAGGAGCACTCCGGGAATGTCACTGTAACGGTCATTGATTACTCAAGGGTTGGTGAGAATGACTGATATAAACGTCACTATTCCTTATAATTTTACTCCTCGCTTTTATCAGATCCCAATTTTGCGTGCTATGGATCAGGGCATGAAACGGGCTTGTTGGGTTGTCCATCGCAGGGGCGGGAAGGATAAAACAGCAGTCAATTTCACAGCCAAGAAGATGTTTCAGCGTGTGGGGACCTATTATCACTGCCTGCCTACTTATAATCAGGCTCGTAAGGTTTTGTGGGATGCCATCGACAAAGACGGCTTCAGGATGATGGACCACATCCCCGAGTCGATCAGGATGAAGACAAACAACAGCGAAATGAAGATCACCCTTCAGAATGGATCTATCTGGCAGGCAATAGGCGCGGACAATTATGATGCTGTGGTTGGCGCAAACCCGGTCGGTATTGTCATGTCTGAGTGGGCGGTGTCTGACAATTACCCGCTTGCGTGGGATTACTTCAGACCTATCCTCGCGGAGAATGGAGGATGGGCGATCTTCATTTATACACCACGGGGACGCAATCACGGCTTTTCTCTGTATCAGGATGCGTTACGCAATAAAGATTGGTATTGTCAGCTTCTTACTGTCAATGATACCCATGCAATCAACACTGTTGATATTCAGGCAGAGCGTGATGCCGGAATGTCCGAGGACATGATACAGCAAGAATTCTATTGTTCATTCATAGCGAGTAACGAGAATGTTGTTATCCCCTTCACGCTCATACAATCCGCTCTTGGGCGTAAGGTTGATTATAATCGTATGCCTCGATACGCAGGATTAGACCCTGCACGCTTCGGGAACGACCGGACGGGCTTTGTAGTCAGGCAAGGCGCTGAAATCATCCATGTTGAGTCGTGGCGTAATCTTGATGTTGTCCAGGTGGCAGGCAAGGTTATCCAGCTTTACCGTCAAAAGTTCTTTGATGCTATCGGTGTTGATGTTATCGGATTGGGCGCGGGCGTTTTTGATATGCTCAAAAACGCTGGTATACCGAGTGTTGCTGTCAATGTGTCTGAAACATCAGCAATGAATGAAGACCGTTTTGACCGTGTTCGTGATGAGCTATGGTGGTCGGTGCGTGAGTGGTTCGAAGATATGTCATGCTCAATATCTCTCGGTATCTTTCAGAAAGACAGGGACGCATTACTCGCTGATATTCAGGACATTCGATATACCTACACACCGACAGGGAAAATAAAGATAGAGCCAAAGGACGACATGAAAGAACGGCTTGGATTCTCGCCTGATCTTGGTGATGCTCTCTGCTGCACATTTTCTAAAAAGTTAGAAATGGCAATACCGCAACATAAGAGACAACCGTTTTATAACGAGGTCCGGGCAAACGTGACGGTAGCGCAGGAGTGGGACCCGTTCTCAAACTAAGGAGGAAATATGAAAGAGGTATCGGTGTACATCGATGAAAGCGGTCAGATGCGGATTAAATCTGAAGGCGTAACCAAGCCTGAAGCGATTACCATGCTGAATCTTGCGTCTCAGGCATTATCTAAGAAGGCGGTTGAGGAGGCGCGGATAATTACCCCGCAGGGGAATAACGTGGTGAAGTTCGCGTGATAGTCAGACCCATGACAGAGAGCGATATTCCAATACTCATTCAAATGGGATTACGCGCACATCTTGAAAGCGAATACCGGAATATGCGTTTTAGTCCTGAAAAATGTGAGCGATTGGGACAGGCCATGAATTCACTGTCTAACCTGCAATGCTTTGTGGTGGAGAGAAATGAAGAGATTATTGCTTTTCTCATGGCATCTGTTGAAGAAGGATATTTCACGAACGAGAAAACAGCATCAGACTTACTCGTCTATGTCAAACCTGAGTGGAGAGGGGGAAGGGCGTTTTATATGCTCGTCTTTGAATACATCGAATGGGCGAAGGAACAGGACGTTAAGTTGATCTTCCTGTCCAATTCAACAGGGTACGAACCGGCAAAGGTGGGGAGACTCTATGAACACCTCGGTTTTCATCAGGTAGGCGGTATCTTTCAGATGGAGGTAAAAGATGTGTAAGAGTGGTGGTTCTTCAGCGATAACAAACGCATTATTTAATCCTATCGGGAACATCGAGAAGGAGAAAAAGAAAGACCCGCCTATTGTTACCACAATCGATACGGCAGCGACAACCACAGATGAAAAGCTGAAAGAAGAAAGCAAACAGAAACAACTTGAGGCATCGAGACGGTCAAGGAAGTCGACAATATTGTCGGCAACGAGTTCATCGAGTTCAACAGGGGCAAAAACGCTCCTTGGTAATTAAATGCGAACACACTGGCGGTAAGCCAGAATCTTTAATTTGGAGGTAGTAGAAATGAAACGAACACTCGCTTATCTGCTTTTGGTGTTCTTCCTGTGTGTTGGAACGACATACGGGACCACGATCAAGGATGATATGACCTTTGAGGGGCCTATCACGACAAAAAGTACAGCCACTCTCTCCGGCACGAATACTCTTTCGGGAACCACGACCCTTTCCGGGACTGTGACTCTTACCGCGCCGACGTTAACAACGCCGATTGTGGGATCTTTTTACCAGGACGCGGCTAAGAGTATTCTTATCACTGTTCCGACTTCTTCTTCGGGGGAACTGGTAACGTCTTCAGGGACAATGACCCTATTGAACAAAACTTTAACCACGCCTATAGTCGGAAGTTTCTATCAGGATGCAGGGAAAACAAACCTGATTTCTGTGTATGGTTCTGCGTCCGGCAGCATTGTAACATCTTCGGGCAGTGAGACCCTGATAAACAAAACTCTGACTACTCCGATAATAGCATCTTTTTATCAAGACGCTGGCAAGACTATTTTAGTCAGGGTTAATGGGGCTGCTTCAGGAGATATTGTAACATCATCGGCAACACAGACCGTCATCAATAAAACCCTTACTTCACCCACAATCAATACGCCTACAATCACACAACCTGCTATTACCAGCATGGATTGGACGCTCTATGTGGCTTCTCATGATTTTAACGGAGCAACAGGGACATGGACTTTAAGCGCTACTGAAAAACTGGCACAAATTCTGTACGTGCAGAGAGCAACACCGGACGGTTCTCTTATAATAGCCCCCTCCGAGTTTAGAAAATACCACGTAGTTAACGCATCGATAGATATGGGGGCGGGAGATGTGACAATAAGAAAAGCCGCCGGAGCGGGTGTCACAATAGGGATAGGAAGGGCGGCAACCGTAGCGTACATGATAACCAATGCCACAACGGATTATATAAGGTTGACGGCTGATGCCAGTATATAAGGTACGATGATAGAGCGTTTACTTAATAACAGGGTGTCGATAGGGGCGGTAGCAATACTGCTCTTATCGACATGCCTCTACCTTCCATATATTCAAAGCAGCAGGGACAACAGGACTCTCCTCATCGGTATATTATGTCTCGCGTGTGTCTCTGGTTTGCTGTGGAGATATACAAAATTAGGAGCGCTGCTTCTTGGCTTTGTTACCATACGTTTTTACTTTGCCACGTCTGACTGGATAGGTACACCAATTTATACCATCTTCTGCATGTCTTTGTTATTGTTGGTGGGGTTACGGACATATCCTCAATGGAAAGACAAAAAAGAGTTGATTTACAACACGATATGCCTGGTGGCACTGCTTAACGTAGTCTTCCAAGTGTTGCAGTTTAATGGGATTCACGGGCCATTAAAATTCAGATATGATATGTCACTTTTTCGCTTGGGCGCGTGTGGCTTGATGGGAAACCCGAACGAGGTAAGCTGTCTGCTCGCAATGTGCCTTCCTATGTTTTTCAGAAAACAGTGGCGTTTAGGAATCATTATTGTTGTGATTGGATTGTTTCTGGCTAAATCACTTGTTGGGTTTGTAGCTGGTGGGGCAGCCACTGTCTTTTATGTATTTTTGATGTATGACAAAAACCAAGTCACCGATTCATTAAGGCGGATCATTATTGTCCTGAGCGTTTGTTTTCTGCTCGGCGTGTACGCTGTGAAGATAGACAGACTTGACATCCCCGAGCAGGTGAAACATAGGGGTATGGTCTATGCGACAACGGCAAAAGTAGCTTTAGTCAAATGGCAGGGGTGGGGTTTCGGACAGTATCAGTACGTAATGCCATTGTTCACGTTTTCCGGCTCGGCACCGGCTTATTATGTGGACTTTCTTTTATCGAATGTGACGGATATGAAGGGATTAGAAAAGGGTATTCTCAAGATAACAGGGACAAAAGATGTTACTAAGGCAAGAGAGTATTTCGCTAAGCATACGACACCGGCCCCCTTCGCGCAGGCCCATAATGAATATTTAGAGTTTTTCTTCTCAACGGGCATAATTGGGTCTATCTTTGCGTTATTGTTTATGTTTAGCGTCATGCGTTCAGGTGTTGAACACAAGGATAAATTGCCGGTGCTTTGTCTGATCGCTTCAGGTGTATCTGCTATGTTCTTTTTCCCATGGCAGATTGTACCAACGGCAATTTTAACAGTTGCGTTTATCGTTATGATTATCGGGGAGAAACAGTGCGAAGTGCGTTAATCATATTTTTCGCTGTCGTTGCCTGTGTAATAGCCTTTCTTGGTTGCCTCGTAGTGTTTGAGTACGCCGTATTCATCCAAAGGGGCTTACCGTGGTGACAGCGATATTAATAACAACAATTCTCTGGATTGTGCTTGTCGTGTGGAAGGCAGGGAGAAGATAAATTGGCTGAAGACAACGAAGCATTGGTTAAGTTGATTACAGGCAGGCAGTCTAAGTTAGAGACTGACAAGTCTAACTTTATGGAACGGATGCAGGAAGCGGCTGATTATGTCGCTCCACATCGTGAAGATGTCAGGGGGACGTATCAAAAGGGGCTTACGAAAGGTACAAAAATCTATGATGGTACTCCGGTGGGCGCTGCCGTCCTTGCTGCTGACGGGATCCACGGATACCATGTTTCCCCGGCGTTCCCCTGGTTCAAATACGAGATCAACCGGAAGGAAGCCAACAAGATACCGGAAATCAGGCAGTGGCTTGAGGATACCCAATGGTACATGACGCAGGCATTAAACAGGAGCAACTTTTATTCCGAGGTGTGGTCATTCATCTATGACGGCCTGACACTCGGCACACCGGACATTTACCCTGAAGAAGACCTTATCGAGGAACGGATCAGCTTTGAGGCAATCCATCCGGGAGAAATCTACATTGCAGAGAACAGGTACGGAGAGATTGATCTTCTGCACCGGAAGAAAAAGTTTACCGTTCGTCAACTGGTTAAGATGTTTGGAAAAGATACCCTCTCTGAATCTATGAGAGCCATGCACGAGAGCAATCCATTCACGGAATATGAAGTGCTCCATGCGGTATTCCCACGGGATGAATACGACAGCAGGATCAAGGACGCGAAAAACAAGAGATATGCCTCCGTGTGGATTATCACAGGGGACAGCAACAAAGTTGCCCGGGTATCAGGCTTTGACAAGTTCCCTCACCATGTGTGGCGGTATATGAGATCAGGAAAAGAACCCTACGCCATTACCCCGGCTATGCTGGCTATGGCGGACATCAAAGGCGTGAACCTCATTGCTAAGACCGATTTAGGCGCTCGTCAAATGGCTCTCGACCCTCCCCTGAATGTCCCTTCATACATGGAAGGCAAGGTACAGTGGAAGCCTCGCGGATTAAACTACTACGAAGAAGGCAAGCAGATAAAGGGTATATTTCCCGCGAACACGGGTTCAAACTTCGTACCCATTGAAGGAGTGCTGGACCGGAAGGACAGGGCTATTAAAGAAAGATTCCATGTTGATACATTTCTCATGCTGTCGAGTTTGAACGCTCAAGGAGGGCAGAGGACAGCGTATGAGGTATCTGAGTTGATGGCTGAAAAGGCAGCCGTCCTGGGCGCTGAATTAGGGCCGCTCAATACTCAGCTTGATGCTATCCTTGATGATACCTATGAGATCGAAAAACGCGCCGGGCGTATGCCTCCTCCTCCTGACATACTCCTTGAGCTTGCGTCTCAAGACCCGGCGCTTCGTTTTGATCCTGTTTATATGGGGCCGCTTGCACAGGCACAGAGAGAACGGTTTGCAAAGGATGGTATCAGGAAGTTCATCATGGAAATTGTGCCGCTTATTCAGGTAAAAGAAGATATCCTTGATAACTTTGACCTTGATGATTTAAGCCGGACACTCGCAGAAACGGATGGTGTACCGCAGAGTATTATCGTTGATATAGAAAAGCGTGACGCTATCAGGCAGGGAAGAATGGAGGCTATGGAGCAACAGTCACAGATGGAAGCACTGGCACAGGGTACGGACGCATTGCAAAAGGTGGCGAAAGCGGACAAGGATACCGGCGGCGGTATTCAGAAAGGTTTAGCCGGATTAATGGGTGGCGCAAATGCGGCTTGATTTATTCCCGAAAGAAGAACTGATTGCGTCATACCGGAACATATTTACCGGAAAGGGTTCTGAAGATGTACTTCTGCATATGCTCTATGATTTGGGTATCTTTGAGGAAACACAGAACGAGGAAGATATTGTATTGAAGAATTACGGTATCAGGTTGTTGAAGATATTAGGCGGCGGGGAAGTATCGCGGGAAACAATCAGGGTATTTACCAAGGCACTGGTCAAACAACCATTGAAGGAGAAAAAGGAAAAAGAAGTTATATAAAACGGGTTTCTTAACGGACTGATCATCCAATAAGAACGAAAGAATAAACGAGGGACGCAGGTGAGTGCTCACCCACTTACTGTGTCCCTTTTTTATTGCCCGAATCAAACTATGGAGGAAGGAAAACATTATGGAACAGACAGATCAAGCCAACCTTGGAAACGGGGGTAACAGCGATCAGAACAACGGCGGTAACACTCCACCGGCATGGATAGCACAACTTGACGGAGACCTTCAAAAGAATGAAAGGTTCACCCAGTTCAAAACAATAAGTGACATGGGGAAAACTCTTTTAGACCTTGAGGGCAACAGTGTGCGCATACCGGGCGACAATGCTACTGACGAGGATTGGAAAGCCTTTTACCAGAAAGTCGGTGTCCCTGACAAAGCGGAGGGATATGAGTTTGACGCTGACAACATCGAACAGGCAACAGACAAGATGTTTCGTGAACTCATGCTAAACAGCAATATCCCGAAGTCGAGCGCGAAGAGTGTCAGAAAGGTATTTGCGGACATGATAAAGCAGGGAACCGAGGCGCAGGCGAAAGCCAAAGCCGACCAGGAGGCATTGGAAAAAGCGGCTGAAGAAAAGGCCGTCAATGACCTCAAGGATGTCTGGAAAGGCGATTTATTCAAGCAAAATACTGAGATGGCTTCACGGGCATGGAAAGCAGTTGCAACGTGGGCCGGATTCAGCGAGGACGAGGCGAAAGCCTTTGTCGATGAAACAAAAATAGGAAATCTTCCCCTCGGCAATCACCCGTTCCTACTCCGGGTCATGCACGCCGTAGCAACCAAAATAAGCGATGACAGCATGGCAGGAGATAGGGGCGCAGGTTCAGGTGGTAAAAAGTCTGACGAAGAAACGGCGAAGGAGAGATTTCCAAATACCAAATGGTAATTGGAGGTAACACACTATGGCAACACTTACGAGCTATTACAGCTTAATCGAACAAAACAAACGGATTAACCCTGACGGAACACAGGCGAAGATCGCAGAGGTGATGAATCTTGAAATGGGTAACATCCTTGCTGAAGCTCCCTGGCTTCCGTCAAATGATATTTGGGTAAATAAAACGACCCGCAGGGCAACGCTTCCGGCTGGAACCAGAAGGAAGATCAATCAGCGCATAAGCGGATCGGTGTCACGTACCACAGAAGTTATGGACGTGATCGAGAACATTGAAGACTGGTGCGAGGTCGACGTGATGCTTGTTGACTCCATGCCTCAACCTGCAATGTTCAGGTCTGGTGAAGTTGATGCCTTCATTGAAGGTATCGGTCAGACCCTTTTGTATGACATTTTCTACTGCAATTCCTTTGCTGATCCTGACGGTATGCACGGGCTGGCCCCGCGCCTTGCAACACTGGACGCACGCTATGTAATTGATAGCGGCGGAACCGGTTCTGATTTGGCCAGCATCTACGTTGTGACCTGGGGACAGGACACAGTGCATCTGATTTACCCTAAGAACATGGCCGCTAATCTCGGCGTACAGCATGAAGACGAGGGCAAGGTAACGAGCGAAACATCAGACGGCAAGATGATTGTCTACCGTGACCACTTTCAGGTACGGTGCGGCCTTGTCGTGAGGAACCCGAAGGCAATAGGAAGGGTTGCCAATATCGAACAGTTGAGCGTGGGCGCGAACACCTTTGATGAGGATGACCTTATCACCCTGCTCAACAACATGAAATTAGGTCCCGGCACTCGTATTTACTTCAACGAGACAATCGCTACACAAGGACAGATCAGGCTTAAAGACAAAAACAACGTGAACTGGACTCCGGGCGGTAATGCCCTCTCCGGTGAACCCATTCTGTACTTTCAGGGAGTTCCTTGCAGGAAGATTTCCCGCGAACTCCTGATCAATACAGAAACGGCAATCAGTTAAGGGGAGGTGATAAAAATGATAATGGACGATCAATTATTAATTTGCGAATCAACGAGTATTGCGGCAGCTGCAACCGCTCACGTACACTTGACAAATATTATTTATCTGCCGCAGGTGTACGACTACAAAAAGACCGCTATGGACGATTACCCGAACATAAGCGGAAGGCTCTACTGGAACTGTGTTGTTGAAGATGAGGATATGCTGGCCGCAGTAGACGGCTCGGTTGTGACCTTCTATCTCTACAATGGAGATACCGGCACAAACCCTCTGGTTGACAATGGCGGGGTTGCCATCGATTCGGTGGCGATCACGGAAAACACACCATCGGAGCATAAGGACGGGACACTGCTTTTTAGCAGACAGGTTCCCATCGGGCAGCTTCACCCGTATTTCGATCTGTATGTCACAGTGGCAACGCAAGACCTTTCAACCGGAAAGATTACCTGCTGGCTTGGCGGGCCAGTTCAGGGCGGTAAACTGCCGTAACAGATGAGGGAGGGGGTTAAAACCCTCTCCCCCTTTTAAAAAGGAGGCGTAATAATTATGGCTTTAGAATTTATTGTGAATGAAAACTTTCAACTCGGCAACGCTTCAGCGAAGAAACAGGGCCTTATCCTTGAAGTACCTGAAGCAATCGTAGACGAAGAAATGAAAAAAGGGTATCACTCGGATTCAAAGAAACCTATTTCAGGTCTTCTCAACCACTGCTCACCGTATAACGATGCTGCTAAAACCAAGCTGAAGGGCTTCAATGTCAAACCGTATGTGGAACCCGACGAGAACGCTGAGGAAGAAGAAAAGAAAGAAAACGAACAGAAAAAGAAAGAAGAAATAGAAAAGCTCCGTAAGGAATTTGATAAGCTCGGCGCGGCCTATGACCCGAATTGGCAGGGAAAGAGACTGGCAAAGGAACTTGAAAAGGCAAAACGGGAGAAGGGCGAACGAGTACCGGACGCTCCGGCAAAGAGGGAGAAGGTAGGGTAATCCATGTCCGCTTCAAATATAGAAATATGTAACCTTGCTCTGGCGAAGTTTGGCGATAAGAAGATCACTACCATAACCGTACCGACCTGCAAGGAAGAACGGGAATGTAAGGTGCTGTATCCGCTTATGCGGGATACCTTAACATCTTCTCATCCGTGGAACTTTGCTATGAAACGGGCGGATATTACGGGAAGCCTGACAACGACCCCGGCCTTTGGATGGGACTATGCCTATACACTGCCCGCTGATTGTCTCAGGGTATGGGAATTTTCAACGGAATACACGGAAAACCCTGACTTTGAGATAGAAGGCGGGCTTCTCTTAACCGATGAGGAAGAAGATATTTATATCCGGTATCTCTATCAGGTGACGGAAACGGGCAAGTTTCCTATGGTGTATGTGAACTGTCTTGCCACGCTCTTAGGCGCTGAACTGGCCCCTTTGATTATGGGAAGCTCTGGACAAAACATACGGACTCAGCTTATGGCGGAGTTGGAGCAACGGTGGCTTCCCATGGCCCGGCATTTAAACGCCATTGAAGGCAGGAAGAAAAGAAACACCGACGATGAGCCGTTGGATGAAGGCAATTATACATTTCAGACTGAGGGGCATTAATTGGCAACTTTCAACCACTTTCAGGAGAATTTCAACGGGGGCGAATGGTCCCCGCTTATGGCTGCCAGGGTATCGCTGGCAAAATACCCCAATGCTGTCTATCAACTTCAGAATTTCATTCTTGATCCACGGGGGCCTGCTATCTTCCGTCCCGGGTGGATGTATAAATACGGCACGAAACATAACGATAAGGCTTCCGTCTTTATTCCATTCAAAGCAAACGCGTCAACGGCGTATGCTATTGAATTCGGCGATTATTACATCAGGTTTTATAAAGCATCGACAAAGACGCAGATACAGACCACATACGCGGCATGGGTTACTGGAACGGATTATTATGTTGGAAATCTTGTCACGGAAAGCGGGAATGATTACCGGTGCATCGTCAATCATACTGCTGCTGGAACCATAGCTGCTGATATAGTATCCGGTTATTGGGAAGCCTGTAACCCTGCAACGGGAGAGACGGACCTTGCCTTTGAGATACCTTCACCATATCCTGAAGCTGACCTGGCGGGTATCAAGTATTGCGGCTCAGCCGATGTCCTGTACCTGTGGCATGAAGATTATGCCCCGCGCAAACTCTCACGATCAAGTGATACATCATGGACGCTTTCAACTATCACATTCAGACCGGGGGCGATAGATGAACAGGGTATAAAACCGGCACAAACATTAACCTCGCGGCAGTGACCGGCTCGGCGGTAGTGTTCACCGCAGGGGGAGCTTCATTTCAATCAGGCGATATAGGCAGGATTATTACCGCAGGCGTAGGCAGGGCCTCTATTGTGTCCTATACGTCTGGTACTGTAGTCACCTGTGAAATCCTTGATGACTTTTCAACCGTAGGCCCATACGCTTCAGGTGAATGGACAATAAACGGCTCTCCCATTGGTACAGTGACACCATCAGAAAAGGAACCCACAGGAAAGATTATAACCCTGACAGGATCAGGCGGGAGTGAGGCTAAGTCAAACCTGCTCGATCATAATGCCGCGTCTGATGATTGGTTGGCTTCAGGATCGGGGACAAACGAATACTACATTGTTAATACGGCAGCTTTCTTTCCTGCCGCAGAACCGGACAAACTCTACGAAAATGCCGTTGAAATGGTAAAAAGCACTGTCGGTACGCTTGGCATTGCTCAGTGGGCGTGGGGAGATAATGACGCTCTCGGCTATGACACTATTTATGTCAGACTATCCGATGAAACTGACCCTGATTTAAAATCAACAGTGGTTGCGCCTGATGATGATTACCTGCAAATGTCCATAGTCTCAGCAACGACTGATTTATGGCGGGCCTCTGATGTGGGTAAATATGTTGAAATCCATAGCGGCCTTGTCAAAATAACCGTATACACATCAACGACAGTGGTATCCGGTGAAATTATCAAGGAACTTTCGGCTGTCACGGCAACAGCAACATGGAAAGTGAAAAGCGCCATATGGGATGCGATAAACGGGTATCCTCGGTGTGCCACATTTTACGAAGATAGGCTATGCCCTGCCGGTTCAACGGCATACCCTGAGACAGTATGGGGATCAGTGGTAGGCGATTATGAGAATTTTACACCCGGCTCTGATGATTCCGATTCCTTCAGTTTTACCATCGGCGGGAAAGAGGTATCGGCTATCCGGTGGATAGAACCTGATGAATACCTTCTTGTGGGCGCCGATAACAAGGTGACTCGTCTTGGGCCTGATTCATCCGGGGAAGTGCTTACTCCCACAAATGTCAACGCGAAGCCTCAGTCTCATGATGGGGCTGCTGATCTTATGCCTGTGGCTGCCGGGAATTCAATTCTCTATGTCATGAATACCGGATACGACAACACAAAAGGCTTGAAAATAGGTGAGTTAACTTGGTCATGGGAAAAGGAAAAGTATGTCACGCCGGATATGTCTTTACTCGCCAATCATATTGCAAAGGGAGGTATGACGGGTATCGCATGGCAGAAGGAACCTAATTCTATTCTGTACTGTGTCCGTTCTGATGGTGAGCTTGAAGCAATGACCTACCTGAGAGAGCAGGACGTTATAGGGTGGCACTCTCACCCGACCGATGGGGACGTTGAAAGTATCTGCACAATACCCGGGGACGGCTACGATCAGATATGGGCCATCATCAAGCGGACAATCAACGGATCTACCGTCCGGTATGTTGAACTCATGGCTCAGCAATTCGACGATGATGCAGCAACCTACACGTCGAATAAGGGCTTAAATGCCTTCTTTGTCGATTGCGGAATTACCTATAACGGGGCGGCTGCCACAGTCATAACCGTTACCCATCTTGAAGGTGAGACAGTGGTTGCCCTTGCCGATGGTTCCTATGCCGGTTCATTCACCGTCGAAAGCGGTCAGATTACCTTGAGCACTGCCGCAACCATTGTTCATGTTGGATTACCTTACACGGGCATTATTCAGACCATGCGGCCTGAGATTCAGCTTCGGGATGGAACTATTCAGGGCAAGGTGAAGAAAGTCAACCGGGGATATATCAGGGTCAACGAGTCCGGTTCATTCAAGGTAGGCTCAAGCGAAACAGTCTGTGACGATGTGTATGATCCGGAACGGTCCCTGACCCTCGGCGCTCCCTATCCTCTCTTTACTGGAGATGTTCCCTTTGAGATGGATGACAGGCATAACAGGGACGGGCGGATCATGATTGTCCAGAACAAGCCTATGCCTCTGACAGTATGCGGGATTATTCAAGAGGTGTCGATGTGATTATCAGAAAAATGGATATCTCTGAAATCGCAAAATGCACCGATGGGGCGCGTGAATTCTTTGCCGAATCGGATACTTTCCGGGGAGAATTCAACATCCTGACATTTACCGAGACATGGAAAAACCTTTATGACCTTGATATTGGGTGTTTTTTTATCCTTGTAGATAATGAGGGGAGTGTACAAGGCGGCATAGGTGGGCTTCTCTACCCCGACTATATCACGGGCATTATGGCTGCAACCGAAATGTTCTGGTATGTGAGAAAACCATACCGAGGGAAATACGGCCTTGCCCTAATGAATAAATATGAACAGTGGGCGAAAGAGAAAGGCTGTAAAAAGGTTCGCATGGTTCATCTTATTGACCTTATGCCTGAAAAACTACGGCATTTCTATGAACTTAAAGGGTATCACGAAATAGAAATCACGTATGAGAAGGAGCTTGAATAATGGCTATATCGACCACAACCGCTCTGATTATATCTGCTGTAGTAGCAGCCGCAGCCGCAGGTACAACGGCTTATTCACAGGTTCAGCAAGGCAAAGCTCAAGAGAAAGCCGCAGAAGAAAACGTCAAGATTGCTGAAGCCAATGCAAAGGCGCAACAGGAAAAGGCCGCCTATGATGAGGAAGTACACCGGGAACGGGTGAAGAAGATACTTAAATCTCAACGGGCGTTATACGGCGCGTCCGGTGTGGATATGGAGGGCAGTCCTATGATGGTTCAAGCCGACACGATGGAACAGGGAGAACTTGACGCTCTGGCTATACGGCGTGGTGGTGATGTGGCAGCCGCAGAGCAAAGAAGCATGGCGAGACTGTATAAGATGCAGGGAAAAGCGGCACTGAAACAGGGCTATTATTCCGCAGGGGGTTCCCTATTGGGAGCGGGATCGTCAATAGCGGGGAAATTTGCCTGATGGAGTGTTATTTTGCCTAAAATTCCAACCTACCAGCGAAAACTAAGCATCCCCGGAGAAAGCGGCGGTGTCTTCCGCAATGTGAGTTCTGCCGGTTCTGAGTTTGGAGCGCTGGCACAGGCCGGCAATACATTGATGAATGAAGCCGACCAGGTTGGCAATATCATCAAACAGCATCAGGAGAAGATCAGAAAACAGGATATTGAAAATAAGGCGCTGCTCGCCGCGTCTGCTTACAATGAGGAGCAGAGAATATTCAGGCAGTCAGAGGAACAGCGTACCGGAGAGGAATCTTATCAGAACATGGAACGGGGTACAAAGTTCCGTGATGACTCTATCGCAAAATATACAAAAGATGTGACCGATCCCGAACTAAAGGCGAAGATTCAGCACCATATCCTATCAAAGTCAGAAAGTCTCTTTGATAAATTATCCGCGCATCAGGCAACACAACGGCAGGAAGTGACAAAGAAAGCAGTTGAAGGGATTAAGGGCGGTCTTCTCAAGGATGCCTATGATGGTGACGACCTTGACGACTGTATAGAAGAATTTCAGACAACCATCAAGAGGCAATTCGATACCGGGGCGCGGGGCGAACTTTCAAGCATAGAGGAAATAACAAAAGGTGAATCTGCTATAGCCGAAGCTCATCTTGACGGCCTGATTAATAGGAGTCCGGCAGCGGCTATCGAAGCCATTAAATCAGGTAAGTATAAACAATTTCTGACACAGAAACAGATTGAAATATACGACAAGAAGGCAAAAGAACTGTCTGAGGCATTGAAAAAGGACGCAGTGACGGCAAAAAAGGAAGCCGATCAGGCGACAAAAGAAAAGCTAAAAGCCGAAAGGGAAGCCACAGGCAATGAATTTGTATCAAAGCACGTTGCCGGTAAACTTACCCGCGCTGATGTCCTTAAAGCTAACCTTGAACCCACAGGCGAGAACTCTAAGCAATATTGGCTTAACCAAATTGAACAGATGGAGGACAAGCTAAAGAAGGGAAGCGGCGAAAGTGGGACAGAAGGATTTAAGACCGACAAAACCCTTGACGCAAGATTGTATTCTCAGATTGTCAAGGATCCTGAGAGCATCACTGAATCACAGATACTATCATACCTCGGAAACGGTTTAAGTCGGTCCAGCGTGGATAGTTTGCTGACTGAAAGACGGCAAAGGTTGAATCCGCAGAAAGACCCTGCACGAACAGCAGCAGAGGCGGCAGTTACAGAGAACCTTAAACGAGACAGAAAGGCCGGAGTATTTGGAACAGATCAGGCCGGAGATGTGGAATATGCAAAACAGGTTGACGCATTTAGAAGATGGTCAAAAGCGAATCCAGATCAAGACCCTTCAGAATATTATGAAAAGGTTATGGAACCTGTGAAGAAGTCTTTTGTTTTTGACTTTCTTTCAAAGGATAAGCCGGAACCGAAAGCAAAACGTGAAGCAATGGAGAAGGCGGGAGAGATACCACAGAGAAGGGTAACGGATAAAAAAGGCGGGAAAGCTGACCCGTTAGGACTTAGATAATGCCGGTAATTGAGATAGACAATTTCAGAAAGAAATACCCTGAATACAACGACATTGACGATGCTACGCTTGCGGGTAAATTAGCTGCGAAGTATCCAGAGGCTTACGGTGATTTACCGGGAAAGGTAACAGCACAACCGACAGTTGCGCCTTCTACTGGTTCTCAATGGGTGCAAGGTAAAGAACCCACGTTGTATGAGAAAGTGACAAACATATTCAGGGATAAGCCGAAGGAAGCGGCAAGGGCAACACTCGCACTTGTGGACTCTGAAACTTTAGGGATTAATCCAGGCACAGCCTACAGTTTCAAAGACGCTCTCGATAAATATTATGACATTGACCCGGAACGGAAAGCCAAAAAAGAAAGCACACTGAAGGCGATCAAAGCATTTAATGATACCGGAACAGAAGAAGGGTGGGGAGAGGCAATCTGGAAAAACGTTCAACAGGTCCCCTTGAGAATACAGGCGGCGGGCGGTCGAATATTGCAGATGTTGGAAGAAACCGTTACTCCTGAAACCATTCAAGCGTCATTAAGCGGTATGTCAAACGATGACGCAATGGAAGTATTTAACCGTGTAGCGAGAGCAAGGGAAGAAAAGCAGGTCAGATCAATAGGCCGTGAGTTTGCCCTTGAAAAAGAAAAGCTGGCGGCGGCGCTCATGCCTAATGTTATGCCCGGTAGCTTCAAGGATGTGGTGGGATCGGCAACTCAATCAACCTTGAATAACATTATTTATCTCATTCCCGGTATGAAATTGGGCCGGGCAATACCTCTTGTCCTTATGGGCGGTCAGGCTTTTGGCGAATCCTATGGAGAACAGAGAGAAGCCGGACAGGAACCCACGAAGGCGGCGGCGGCTTCCGGCGTAAAGATGGTATCAGAAATCGCGACAGAATTCATACCCACAGGGAAGTATCTGAAACCGAAACTTAGCTTTGTTCAAAGATTGGTTGAAGCTGAATTTGCAGAAATACCGGGGGAATCAGTCAACCAGATAGTAAATGATGTTGTGGATAAGGTCACAGTTAGGCCCGATATGACGGTACAGGATGCCATAGAAAACATTCAAAAAACTATTCAAGTGACAGCACTCTCCACACTCGGACTTTCTACGGGAAGCCACAGCGTAAATAAAGCCATAGCGAAATCAATGCCTGATGGTCCCATGAAGCAAACGCTCAATGAGACAGTGAAAGACTCACTGAATCGTGGTGCCACTCCACAGGAAGCATTGAAGATCGGAATGGATGCTGTCAAGGCGACTCCTGAAGGGCAGGCTTTTGTTGAAAAGAAAATGGAGAAGATCATTAACCAAGCTGAAAAAGTCAAGACGGAAATTGATCGGATTGCTGAAGAAGCAAATATTTCAAATCAGGATAACGAAACCGACCTTAACACCCTGATTGACTCCTTAAATGCTTCAGAGGAAGAAATAGACGAAAACACGCTTCTTAGGATGCTTTCTGATGAATCTTTAGAGGGTGAGATAGAGGATTACACAGGGGAAGGGGAAAAGACGCAAAATCAAGAGGCCATAAGCGGTACATATTACAGATACGAAACCACTGGCACAGAAAAACAGAAGGTTAGATATTTCAGCAAGCAGAAAGACTACGTTGACCAATATCAGATCGTAAGAGAACAGGGAGGAAAAACAGGAAAGGTTATTCAGGAAGATATTACCTTGACCGATCCTTTAATAATTGAAGCTCCCGGAAATAAGTTTTCTGACCCGGCTTTTGAGAATCAATATATTGAACAAGCTATCAATAATGGTAATGACGGTGTTGTGTTCAGGAATGGAGAGGATGAGTTTCTTGCCAAAATAGAACAGAAAGACATTGTTTCGTCCATAAAGAACACTTTGAATAACAATAAAGGTTCTATTGATATTACGCCGCTTGTAACTCTCGGCAAATCCATCTGGTCAGAAGGCGCTCAATCCCTCGAATCCTTCACCACTCGCGCAAAGGAACTCTTAGGCGACGCATGGGACAAGGTAAAAGATTTCATCAAGCAGGTATGGGAACAGGTGAAAGCGTTCAATGAGAGGTTGGGAGAGAGGGGGAGTTTTTCAAATAAACCTAAGTCCCTATTCAATGAAGTGGTAAGGCGTGGAGGTCTTGACCCTGATAAGCTGAAACTCAATAGAGAATGGAATGAGGACGTTATTGAAAACGGACTCTTAGGAATGACCAAAACGGGCGGTCAGGGGCTTGATGATATTGCAAGCCAATTTCAATCAGAAGGCATAATAGGCCCGACACCGAATGAATTTGCAGGCCCGGAAGATTACCTTTTAGCTTTACTCAGGGATGAAATGACCGGCAAACGGAAAGTATCTGATAAGAAGGTAAAATCAGATCAGGAAAGAATAAACCAGGAAGGCGAACAATTTATAAACAAGGAATCATTTAAAGAAGGTAAGAAGGCCGGACAGAAGCAGGAAAGGGCAAAAGCAAAAGACATTATTGAAAACGAAAAGATAAGACTTCAGAGAGAATTTAAAGAGAAAACAGAAAGCGCAATTAAGATTAACAGACGTTCATATGTCAATGAAATAGCCGATCTGATGAAAGAGAACCAATGGGCGAGGGAAGCACTTACGACAGCATTTAGAATGTCAAGAGAAGCCTATAAGGTAGGCAATCAAGCAGGGGTAGAGGAACAAAAACAGATCATTAGAAAGATGCTCGACCGTCGTTCTCTTGTCAAGAATGTCCGTGACTATTTCGGCCTATCTGACGATGATCTTCGCAAGATTGCCCGCAAGAATCCTCTCTTAATGGATGATCTTGAATTTAAACATTACATGCAGGACATAGAAGAACTCTCTGTTTACTACACAGAGAAGGCGCAGGCGAAGTTTGAACTGATGCTGAAGATTGAATCAAAGCGGCTCAAGAAGGTTGAAAACTTCCGTGAGGCTATGGGCTTGCCTAAAATTGAAGACATGACACCGAAACAGATGAACGACTTCGCGGAACTCCTTGAACCCTATGAAATGGATGATACCTTTTTAGGTAAACGACAGATAGAAATGATCGACCGGACAGATTTAAAGGGTATCAGGACATGGAGAGAAGCGCGAGAAAGACTTGCTCAAGAAACGGGTATACCAATTCTTGAATTAGCAGATGTTCAAGTGGGCGCTCTCGATTCTTTCAGGTGGGATTCTGCACTACGAGAACAAAACCCCTTCTATGATTTCCTTGTTACGAAAATGACAGAATCCATGATGGGCGCTGACCTTCAATTTCATGATGTTGAAACGAAAGCCTACAAGCTGGCAAAGAAAGCCGATAAGTCACACGGTAGAACTCTTGCGGATAAAGCAATTCCTACTGATGAAAAAGTAATGATGTTCCTTGAATCACCGGACGACACGAAAGAAATGATCGCAAAGAGTATGACACCGGAACAACTTGATTACGCTCATTTCATGCAACAATATTTCAGTAGGGCGCTCGACTATCTCCTTGCTACGAAAGCACTTGAACATGGCAGGGAAAATTACTTTGTGCATATCAGAAAGACATTTTTAGAGAACGCGAAAGAAAAGGGCATAGTCTCAGCATTTAAAGATATGTTCAAGAACTTTGAAGAGGATCAGGCAGTGTTCAAAATCCTTGATGACTCGACCGGCGAGATTTTACCCCTTGAGAAGTTCTTTCAATATGCCCTGCACCGGACAGGTTACCTTGACCCGACAACAAATGTCACAAGGGCATTTCTGACTTATGCCCGTACCTTTGAACGCAAGAGAATGTTTGACAGCATCATAGACAAAATGGACATTTACGCTCAAGCGCTCACACCGGAAACCTACACAGAGAGAGGGCTTGAAACCGACCGGACATTAAAGAAATTCGTGTATCAGTACATCAATAATAAAAAGGGTAGAAAGTTAAGCTATGACGGAGCATTAAAACAGGGTGGCCCTGTGGATATGGCAATCAGAGGACTAAGGACATTTACTACCGTCCTTGATCTTGGTCTATCTCCTGTCACTCAGGGCGCTACGTTCATAGGTGAGCAAGTGGCAACGGCTGTTATGCTTGGTCCCAAACTCATTACCAAAGCAACGGCAAGGATAAAAACCGACAAGGGACAACGGATACTGGAAAAATACGAAGCCTTCACAGGTAGATCATTTTGGGAAGAATTCGCGGCGCCTGGTAAAGAAGTCACGGAAAGACTGACAGAAACATTATTCGCGGGCTTTCATATTTCAACCGTACTGGCAAATAAACAGTTCTTGCTTGGATCCCTCACAGAAAAGGAATGGAACAGCGAAGAAATATCACCGGAACGCCTTGCCGAAATGAAACTCGATATGAGTCGTTTTCGTCCGGTCCCCGGGACAAACTCTCTCGTAGGTAGTACATCAATAGGCAATGCTGTGATGCAGTACAAGACATGGGCGGTAGCAATGAGCAGAAATGTACTGGTTGATATAGGCCGGTTTGCCAAAGACCTGAAAAACAAGCCCATAGGCGAAGCACTGACAACGAGAGAGGCAAAAGAATTATACCGGATAGTTGGAATAACATCGGCGGCGCTCATTGTCGGAGCAATGGCAGGGGCAGATGATGATGACAGAACGTTCTTAGGCAAACTCAGGACAAGGGCGTACAAAGAGGCTATGTCACTGACTCAAGGTATGAATCCTGTCTTCTGGTTAAGCACTCCAAGGGTTTTAACGTGGGCCTATCAGACGGCAACGGCACTGAAGCAGATCGTCACTCTTGAAGAATACAAGACGAAAGAAGGTTACAAAGGTGTCAATAACTTAGGAAAACAGGTCATACCGAGAACCATAAGAGATTTAACACCAGACAAAGAAAAGGGAGGAAGACGTTGAAAAAATATATATTACCAATACTTTTTATAATCCTTTTTGCACTAAACGCTTTTGCCACTGTAACCGTAGAAACGGCGAGGGTGCAGTATTCCTGTAACGGAACGACAACAGCGTACACCTATCCCTTTGAGATACTCGAAGACGATGATATTACCGTCATTACCGCGTCCAGCGCAGGTGCGGAAAGTACCCTTGTATTAAATACCGATTACACGGTTGCAGGTGAAGGAACATCGACAGGGGGGACGGTTACTTTAACCGCAGGTTCAAAATGCGCTTCCGGTTATACCCTGACCATGCTCAGAAATATAGAACTTCAGCAACAGACAGATTATGTGGACGGCGCTTCATTCAGTGCTGAATCGCTGGAAGGCGCAATAGATAAACAGATGCTGATTATTCAGCAACAGCAGGAATCTTTAAATAGAACGGTCAAGGTTAAGAAGAGCTCAACACTCACGGATTTAACGGTCACTCCCGACGCAGGGAAGGCAATAGGTTTCAATGCGGCAGGGACCGGAATAACGACATACAGCACGTCGGCGGTAAGCTCAAGCGCGGATTTCACGAATATCACCGACTACGGGGCGACAGTCTCGGCGGCCATTACCGCGATAGGCGCAACAGAAACCACTGTCATTGTGGACTCGGCAATAAATATCGGTGGAAATACGACAGTTCCAGCGAATGTCCATCTTATTGTGTTAAGGAATGGTGCGATTAACACGACAGGGTATACCCTGACCTTCACGGGGACTCTTGACGCAGGGCGTTACCAAATCTTTTCCGGTACTGGTACTGTTACCGGCCTCACAGAATCTTATCCTGAATGGTTTGGGGCTGCCCGTGATGGTACGACCGACGATGCTACGGCTATTAACAACGCTCAATCTGCTTCAGGTAACGTAAAATTCTCCAACGGCACATATCTTGTTAAGTCTACCCTGAACATAGCCTCAAATGGTTCGACATGGACAGGACAGAGCAGAAAAAATACCATTATCAAATTTGCGCCAACAGCCGCAGACACACTTTTGCGTGTCGGTCTCGCTTCCGGTGGTGGGCTGTCCACTCCGCTATATAGCCCGTTGATACGAGATATGACATTAACATCCGCCGATACCACGTATGTCAAAACAGGCATAGAGTGGATTGATGTCCATCAGGGCGGTATTGAGAATGTGGTTATCGAAGGCATGAAGGACAGCACCCACGCATCAGTTGGACTACGGACATACGGGCGCGATGAATGGCATGTAAGGGATGTGTATATTGATTGCGATAGCCCGGTATACATTGATGAGGACACCCTGCTCGGTGGTGGTACTGTATGCGGGTTGGAATATGTCAACTTCCATAATTTCGGGTCTGCTGCTTATGCCGCAAATAATCATATCGAATTAAAAGCTGGAATGGCTTTATCATCGGTTTCTATGACGGGTGAGAACTACTTCAGTGGTGGTACATACGGAATCTATGCGCCGACACTTTACAACAACGTACTTGAGCCTCATGTCTCTATTGAAAACCTTACATGGGATAGACCGGAAGCAGATAGCGGGTGGTTTATCTATATAGGCCCATCGGCGGCAGGGAACACACTGAATATCACACTACGAAACCTTAACGCATATACCGGAGATTATTCAGCGTACAACGGGTATTACGTGAATGACTATGACCCTGGAATCAGCCAGTTTGAAAATCTAGTCTTTACAAACTCCACGGGTGATAAGTTCGGCGGAGACTTAACAGAGACATATAAGTTACAGGCAGTAGGCCCATCGGCGGCGTTGACGAATGGCGCTGAAGTGGCATACACGGCAATTGACCTTTCTGCAATCGTACCAGCGACGGCAAGAGAAGTGTGGGGCTATGCCAGTTCAAACGCGGGGGCGGTCAATGCGCTTATATCACCTACATTAATAGGGACGGGGTACGTTTTTATTGCTGGCGCAGTGGATACTAAATTTTTCTTTCGTCTACCATTATTGACCGCGCAAACCCTTTGGTATCTCTGCGGGTCTGGTGAAGTGGATATAGTGATTTCTGGATATTCGTATTAAGGGAGGTTACACAGTGAAAAAATTATTATCAGTAATTATCATCATCTTGGTTTTGGGATTCGCAGAACAGGTATTCTCGGCAGGAACCGTTACCCAGGCGTTTTACCACGACGTAAATAGCGGGAATATAAATATAGAGTTTACCTGCAAAGGTGCAACCGACGACGGGACAGTGCCCGACACGCCAATTAGTGATGCAAATATGGCAAAGTTGAGAGGAGCAGGTTTATATCTGTACGCTGTATCTGCTAAACCCATAGCCGGAGGGGTCACCCCTGATGCGGCAGATGTATTTATTTTAAGTGCTGCCACTCAGGATTATTTAGGAAGCACTGATGCCGGAGTAACCGCAAGTAAGGGAGCAAACCTCATTCACGCAACCTATGAGTATACGACATTGCCCTATAATGGATTTATGTCCTCTTACTGGTATCCCCCCGCAGACGACACGATGACTCTAAGGGTTAAGAATCAAGCCTCGGCGAGTGCGGATTGGGCTATTAAACTTTATTTTAGAAAATAGGTGAGACCATGAAACGCATACTTTTTTCACTGTTTATCCTTCTTTCAATAGCAGGGCTTTTGTGGGCCATTCCTCCAATGCCTCCAAGTCCGACCGGCGCGGGGGGACTGGCATCTACAGACATTGACACATCAGCAGAGGTACTCACCATCGTCACTGACGAAGTGGGAAGTGGGGCGCTGGTAGGCGCTACTGCTCCAACATTCGTAACCTCTGTCGGATTACCCAATACCATAACGAGTGCTGGAACTGTAACATGGACAATGGTTGACAACCAGAACGCGGCTATCGCTTTTCGTTCGGATGGTTCAAACGACATTCTCAAACTCACAACTACAGATGGCGGACCGGGGGCGACAGTAACCGGGTTCTTCACTTCCACGGGATTGATAACGGGCGACGACGTAACCGCGAGCGATGCCTTAACTGGCTTATCTGTCACTGCTACAGGTGGAAATCTCAAACTCGGTGGCAACGATAGCATATACGGATTGCTCGATTTGTACGGTGCTGCCACAGGCTCAGATAATGGCGGATATGCAAAGTTTTATACTGCTGCCGATCACGACACGACAATAAATCAATATGATATTCGTGTTCTTCAGGATGACTTGATTATCGGGCCGGATACCGATACTGATTTCTTTAAGATTGCGGCTGGCACTGTAGCAACGATGACAGGAGGATTTAGTTATGATTCTGCCACAGGTGCGTTAACAGTTACTACATTGATAGGCGACGTAACGGGCAACGTAAGCGGTTCTGCGGGCACAGTAACCGATACCGAACTTGCGGCCATTCAAGGACTTACATTTGTTGATGCTTCGATAATCCAGCTTACGGGTGCGGGTACAGCGGCGGTACTAACCTCTGGTGGTAACAACTATATTCTCGGTTCCAATGTAGGCAATACCGGACTTGAATTTAAAACACCAGCAGAAGTATTATCTCAGATAGGGGCGCAAGGGGTTGACGCAGACCTAACTACTATTGCGGGACTGACCCCGGTACAGAGCAAGGTCATTATAAGTAATGCGGCCCCGGCATGGTCAGTAAGTGCATGGACAATAGCAGACCCCGGCGCAAGTGGGGCGATTATTCAAAGTGACGGTACAAACTGGACACGTTCTACATCGCTGAATGTTACCGCTATCAACCTACCTTCAACCGACGCAGACCCCGGCACAACGGCAGGGCAAATCAGACATGACAGCAGTTCAACAGAAGCATCGACAGCAGCAAGGGGCGTACTGAAATATTGGGATGGCACAGAGGTCAGAACTATCCTTGACACAGGTGCAGTGGCTACTCTGATTACTAAGTATCAATATCTACCGATACGATATGCAGAGGATGACGACACAGTTGCGGCTCCCGCAGCGGCAGCAGAAATAGGGACAACCGGATTGATCGCCCGTTCATTCGTTGAGGACGCAGACAATGGCGTGTTGTTCTACTGGCAAGTACCGGGTGACTTTGTAAGTGGCATAAAATACAGGGTGTATTATGCGACTGACACTAATGCCGGTGCTGACGAGACAGCCGTCTTTGGCTTGTCTGGTTGCAGTGCGGGCGATTTGGACGCCATAACCTGTGCCGAAGGTTCTCAAGTGGATGTTACCGATGAACTTGCCGATACCTATGACACCGGAGAATTGATTGTTTCTCCGTGGAGTGCGGCGGTAACAGTCACAGATATTTTGGCAGGGGAATTTGCTCATTTACTTCTTATCAGGGACATATCAGCAGACGATATGGTGGGTCACGCTTTGGTGACAGGGATTGAGATAAAGTACGTTGGCAAGATTAATCCGTTTAGCGATTATTGAGAGGTCTGAATGAAAAAGATAATCATATTCCTTGCGATAATATTATGTATCCCGTTTCTCGCACAGGCACAGAGTAACCCTTATGTGTTGGGAAGTGTAGCGGCGGCTGCTTCCTGTACCAACGATACTTCCTCTGAGCTCAATGCCACCTTTGAAGATTACAACACTGCTACAAATGCAGGCGACGGCATTACATGGACAAATGATGACCCTGTTGTGACGGATACAAGACCAGCCGGAGCATTGAACAGTGATTCTTGCGGTTCATATCACCTTGCGTTTATAGATATGTTAGCAACTGGTATTAATTGGGTATTCGGCGATATGGCCATTGTCTATGCCACTGGATGGGTCAAGGTGTCTGATGCTGGCCCCGGAGGAGGAACCCCCCTTGCCGATGATACCGACAGCATAGATGTAATCAGCTTTATGAATGAAGCTGGCGAAATATGCATGAGAATCAGGCTTACAAATTATTCCGGCACGTTACAATATGATTGCGAATATTACGATAATGGAACCATAGTGGGAGCGGGAAGATTTAATTATGTTGATGAAGCTGTTCTTTATTTCAAGATGTTTTACAGTGCGACAGCGAGCGATATACTGGTTTCGATAGGCGCAAGTCCAGCCTCACAAACAGAACTGGTAAACAGCACAACCCTTACTTCTCCAAGATCAGTGACGGGCAAGGTGTATTTAGGAATCCAGACATCGACAGGCTACACAACGGGCGCACTCGATATGGAATTTGACTCTATTGCCATTGATAACTCCACATATGACAGGACGGAATATAAATGAAAATTAAACTACTCGTAATCTTATTTTTGCTGATTGCCGTACCCTGCTTTTCTGCAACATATTATATCCGTACCGATGGACATGATACCGCAAGCGGGGCGAACAATACCACAGACGGCACTACGGGTGCATGGCTCACAGTACAACACGCCGCCGACACTATGGTTGCCGGTGACACAGTAAATATAGCGAATGGCACATATGATGCGAACGTGACCATAAGCACTTCAGGCACCGTTGGAAACGTAATAACCTATATTGGGGCGTCAACGGCGGCTTACATTAACGGTAAAATATCAGTAACCGCAAACTATATAACCCTTGATACCCTGAAAATTGCCAACACAGACTGTCCAACCGATTATTCCAACTGGTATCAGTGTCCTGCTATAGACATACTCGGTACAGCGTCAAATGGTACTGTCCAGAATTGCCTGTTTGACCCCGGAGCAACCATAGACGGGCCATATGGTTCAAATATCTATTTTGAAGGCACCAATAACGATAGCTGGACTATACAGGATAACACCTTTCAGAATATGAACTATATCAAGGGTATTGTGCGGTTCAACGATACCTCTGATTCTATCACTGTTTCGGGTAATACCTTCGTTACCACATGGGACTGTGACGTATTCTACATGAATGGAAATAATAACACCATTTCAGGCAACAACATATCAGCTAATGTCCTGTATAGAACGGATGCACAGCACTCTGATGTTATGCAGATCATGGCCGACTATGTTACCAATATTGCCACTAATGTCATCTTTGAAAAGAACTATGTCCACGATACCGATACGAATATATTCTACTCAAACCGTGACCCTGGGCTACCAACGGGCGTTCATGACATAACCTTCAGGAATAATATATTTGCCAATGTGACAGGGGAGTTTCGGTGCAGTCTGCCAAATATCTTCATTTACAATAACGTGTTCTATAATTGCGGCACCGATTACGATTACACGATACAGATTGGTGGGGCGCAGGAGCAGTATGACAATACTGGCTTGGCAATCATCAATAATATATTCGTGTCGAACAACAGCCGTGTATGGGTAGAAAACAGCAACGGATATGATGCCTATACGCACACCAATAACTATTATGGAAACCTCAGTTATGCATCAAATGGTAGCTATGCACATGGAGGCAACACCACTCCTATTACGGAAGCCACGGGGGTATTTGGAGGGAACGTCTATTTTGTCAATAGGGCAGGTGGAGATTATACGATCACCAATACCGGTTCTGTAGTGTCTAATGTGGGCGCACCATTGGCGGCGGTAACAGAAGACTACGCAGCGGCGGTAAGGAGCAATCCTCCCGAAATAGGCCCGTATGAGATAGGCGGCGCAAGCGATACAACGGCACCCACGCTAAGCAATCTGTTACCGTCCGGCACGGTGGCATATGCGGCGACGAAACTCCTTGAAGTAACCAGTTCAGCGGACTCGTCTACGGAATGTCGTTATCACGCAACCGAAACAGTATGGGCGTCCATGACGAAAATGACTACTACTGATTTGTCGGGTGGGACACATTCACAAACCGTCAACACCAGAGCATCGACGGCGTATACATATAACATATTGTGCAGGGACGCAGCGGCCAACGAATCACTGGCGGGAACAATAACATTTACAACTACAGGGAACACCCCGGCACCTACAGGATGCACCTTAGATGCTGCCGGGGCTGGTTCTATTGGTTTGGGGAGTGGGGGAAGTTTTGTATTATCAAATTAGAGGAGAGGTATTATGAAACTAATTATATTACTCGCAATTATCCTAATAGCGTTATCCGTTCAAGGTGCGACTCTGGTATCGACTAATCCACAACCGACGGCTATGGAATACCGTCTTTCAGGTGGGCCGGGATGGTTGCCTGCTCAAATTAGCGGACAGACTCTACGGATTGATTTGGGAAGTTACACTGAAGGTACATGGGCGATAAAGGTGAAAGCCTGTAAAACTGACCCACTGTGGGGATTGCAGTGTTCACCGGAAGGGGACTATACATTGACCTGCCCTTCACCCACAGGCGGGCTTGTTGAACCGATATTGGAAATTATACCATAGGAGGCTACTGAAATGGCAATGACACACGAAACAGAGTTTTGCCCGTTGCACGATCAGACAATTAAACTCGTGGATAAACATGATAAAACTCTGTTCGGGTGTGATGAAGACGGGGGCTTGGTAACTACCGTCAAGCTGATTAAAGATGCTACAGAGACTATAAAGAAGGCGTTGTACGGGTTAATTGCTATCATCTGCATAACTGTGCTTGGTGCAATACTAAAAGGCGTGTTAGCGGGGTAGGCGTGATGGGGAAGCGACTTATACGGTAATTATGAAAAAGTGTAAATGTGGCAGGGTATTCAAGTCTGGTAAATGGGTTAGACCAACGGGTGAAGACTTGCAGGATATTTCTGATAACTACCATAGAATATTATTTAAGGATTCGGAGTGCGATAAATGTCGAGCCGTAAAATAGACGATTTAGTTCCTGAACTTGTAAAGAAATTTTACGAGTTCAAAGATGAATGTGACAGGCAAAACCTTGATTTCATCGTGACCTGCACTAAGCGTTTACGGGCAGAACAGAAGGCACTTGTGGCACAAAAGAAAAGCAAAACGATGAATAGTAAACATTTAACGGGAAGGGCTTTTGATATTGCGATTATCAGAAATGGTAAGGTAGAACCAGACCCTAACGCTTATTTGCCTTATGGATTGATAGGAGAAAAACTCGGTTTAAGGTGGGGTGGAAGGTTTGGGGACGACCCTAAAACAGTTAATATAGAGGGATGGGACGCAGGACATTTTGAACTCAAGGAGGCTATATGAATCATTTGCTGAAAGTAACACTTTTCGTTGCTTTGTGCGTGTTAATCACTATTCCGGTTATGGCACAGTGTGTCACCGATAAGGAGTTAGCTATTTACATGGAAAAACAAATACCGTTACCAAATAGTGGGTTTGGCCCTATGGCAATGACATTAGAATGTGACCCCTGCAAATGTCCTACTTCAATGTCCGATTGTTATGCTTTTATGGCAGAAAGGGAAAGGAGAACAGAAGAAACCAATAGAATTATGCGGAATATTCAGGAACGCTATTTTAAATACGGGGTGTGCAAATAGGGAGGTTCTATGAATTATTTACTTAAAGTAACACTTTTCGTTACTTTGTGCGTGTGTTTACTACAAGGAATGGCAATAGCAAAGGAATGTTGGGAATGTCCATCATCAAATCCATGTTCATATAGTGTGAAGGTTGAGTGTAATACCTGTTCTGGTTCTACGTGGTGTATAAATGGTCATTGGTACTCAGGTGGCACTTATATGTGTACGACAATGGCCTGTAGCGGATATGGACATGAGATAGAAAATCCGTTCAAGGAGAAATGACAATGTTCCAATATCTAAAATATCTACCATCAATATTATTCAAGTTTAAAGATGTATCGGACGCATACAAAGAGGAAACCGGACAGGGGAGGCCGTGGTATCTATCACGAACCTTCATCTATTCCCTGTTATGCTTTCTCGGTACGATTGCAACAATTGTAACAGGCATTACCTTCGACGAAGAACAGATTAAGGCTATTGCTGATAATACACCCTCTCTTATTACAGCGATTATAGCCATAGTGGGGGCTATTATGAGTTTCATAGCACAGGCAAAGAGCAAGAGAAATGGCACTGAAAAGTAAATCACAATTTGAGAAGTACGTTGATTCAAAGGCAAAGGAGAAACAGAAGAAACCGGAGATATACATTAGCACAAAAATTGAATGTGATTGGGAATTTATTCTGATTCGGCTATGGAAGAAACTATTTAGAAAAGGAGAGTAATTATGGAAAAATGGAAGAAGGCATTGGCAATCGCAAAAATTATTTTAATGGCAGTACCTACGTTCTTGGCTTCATTCTTTGCATTTGGCGGAAGCAAGACAAAGGAATTGGAAATGGCGCAGAACCTTGCACCCGTAGCGGTGGCTATGATACAGAGCGTCGAGTCAGTCATGGGAGACGGCACAGGAGTACAGAAAAAGGCGGCGGTTGTGGCTGGTTTGACAGCTTTTACGGGCGCTATGGCAGAATACAGCACCGGGGCGCAGAAAGAAACATGGGAAGGTATTAAATCAGGTGATATGGGCGGCGTTGTGGATGCCATTGTGGGAACGGTGAACGCTGTAAAGGACGTACCAGATGCAGTTGGTACAGATGGATTTGCGGTATAAAGGAGTTGAGCAAAAGGGTCAGCAATGACCCCTTCTTTACACGTATGTCTAAAAATACTCGACATACTGGTATCGCAAAATGCGACATCAAGTAAGGAGGAACATTGATAGACGTTTCCGGTATCCACGTAGAGCGCAATTACTTCAGGCTATATAATGTCTTGATACAAGCCCTATCACAGGCGCAGGACGGTAAGGGCAAGGAAAGACACGCCAATGATTTACCATTTGAAAAGCAACCCTCTGTCTGCATAGCAAGGCGTAGGGGTTCGGGTTATCCAAGAGGTCAGATAGAAAAGAAGATATTAGAAGTAGACAACTTGTCTACAACTGAAGCGCAGATCAGGGAGATGCTCAGCATCATTGTTTATGCGGCAATAGACATTATTGTAATGCAAGATAATATGGTATACGAGCAAAAAGCAACTAAACCATAGGGGGTGATTTTGCAGAGATTCTGGACTGATGAAGAAAAAGAACTCTTAACAAAACTGTATCCACAATTCCTTTTACGCAATATATCCAAAGACGAATTAACCGCTATTTTCAACCGTTCCTTCGAATCAGTATCTAATAAAGCATCTATTTTGGGTATCAAAATACCAGCAACGGCACACATTGATGTTAAATCGTTAGCCAATATCAATAAGCGTCTAAGTTTGGATATTGATATGGATGCTTTCAAGAAGCACATGGAGACTAAATAATGGAAGCCACCGGATGTAGGATTATCATCTATGGCAAGGAAGATGCTGAATTTAGCATTTACGCGGTAGCAGACGAACACCTATTCAACAGGGGCGTGGCAATGTCAAAACTCAACAACGACATACAAAAGATTAGGCGTGACACCTATGCTTTGTGGGTGCAACTTGGAGATTATGCCGATTGGATATTCCCCGGAGATAAACGATTTTACTATGAGATCCTCCCGACTGACATCAAGGCGGTTGACCTGTCACATTTTGCGGCAATCGTGAGTAAAAAGGTTATCGAACTTCATAAACCGATAGCGTCAAAGTGTCTTGGCTGGTGTCTTGGCAACCATGACTTTAAGTATCTCAGTCACTTTTCAGAGATGAACATTCAAGATGAAATATGCAAGGAATTGAATGTTGTCAATATGCGCTATTCGGGATGGTTCGACCTGTACTTTGTCTATCAGAAGGGCTTTAATGGTGTTACCGTCAGGGATACCAAGGAACTGCCACAACATTATAATGCTAAGATCAGGGTGTTTGTTCATCATGGTATGGGCGCGGCAAACACGGCAGGCGGGAAGATTAACAAGCTGAAATCCCTTGTCGATATGGTAGATGCTAACCTGGTAATGATGGGCCATGTTCATGAAGAATTCGCAAAGAAATTTTTGAGATTATCCCCTAATTATGCCTGTACGGAAATCAACCAGAAGGTTACGATGGGATTAATCGCCGGGTCATACCTCAGAACCTATGCACAGGATTTTACCAGCTATGGCGAAATGAGGGGCTATGCGCCTGCGTCTTTGGGAGCGACAAGGGCAAGATATATACCACTGACAAAGGAATTAGTTGTTGAGAACAGGGCCGATAATGTAGGCGAGGGCCCGGTATGAGAGAATACTCAGCATTAGGGCTTTACCGTTTTGGAGATCATTGGTTATTAATATACCCTCATCCAGACGTTTCTAAATCAGATGAAATGTGCAAAGAAGTTTACCAGAAAACGACCGACGATATCATTGACCTGCTCTATGACATTCTTAATAATGTGCTTACTTGGGATGATAATAACTATGCGATAGATATTACAAAGGTAAAAAAGTGAAACGGCGTATTGCGATAATTGAATGGACAGATAGCGCCATACACGGCAACGATGAATGTTCTGTTGATGATAAGGAGCTCACGCCGCAAAAAATTACTTCTGTCGGCATTGTTGTTAAGGACATGGCAAAATATATTACTATCGCAATGGACGACACCAGGGACGGGAAGTACAGGACGCTTGAAACAATCGTAAGATCGGGCATAACCAACATTGAATATATAAAAAGATGAAACCAAATATGCACTTCACCCACCATACTGCACAATTTGACCTCACAGGAAGCCCTCTGTTGCACTTTTAGACCTTAAGATAGACAAGCGTAAAGGCACCACATTCAAATGCAATAGCGGTGATTGTGGGGGAAATGGCGGGAGATAACCAACTATCGGCAATTTTGCCCCATATTTGACGATAATTTGTATCTATATGCAATTAACGTACCGAAAATAAATAAAAATAACTGAAAAAAAGTATTGACAAGTATCCCAAAGCCTGATTTAATTAGAATGTGAGCGTGATGAACATTAATCAAAACAAAAAAGCAAACATTCTTGAGACAGGCAGGAGCCGCAGAGGAACACCCTCTTTTCATGACGCTCACGACCTCATGTTTAGCGGCTCCTGCTCTCATCTATTTATAGGAGTAAATTATTTATGATAAAATATGAATCATATCCAAAGGCTCTTCGTGTTGTGTTTTATGCCATTGTAAATAGGTCGGACAATAATAATTCCTACGATTGTTATGGAAAAAACAATATAACCTTATCGCCCGCATGGAAAAACAATCCTGAATTATTTTTTAATTGGGCCATTAAAAACGGATGGGAACAGGGAAAGCATATTCACAGGAAAAATAATCAAGATGGATACAATGAGAATAATTGCGAAATACTCTCCGCACAAGAACATCATTGTATACACTCAAAAAAACCCGATAATACGGCTCCCCGTTCCTTCATTATCAGAGCATTGCTGGCGAATGAACCGATAGGGGATGATGAATGAGCTTAACGCCTATCGAAAAAACTAATCTTGTGGAACTGGAAGCAACTATTGAAAAGAACCTGCAATCCTTTTATGAAGTGGGTTTTGCCCTCATGCAGATCAGGGACAACAAACTATATCGAGAGAATTACATCACCTTTGAGCACTACTGCAAAGAGAAATGGAAAATGAGCAGACCACAAGCATATCGGTTGATAGCGTCTGCCGAAGTTACCGATAATTTGTCTCCAATTGGAGACATTGACAATGAAGCGCAGGTCAGACCTCTCACCAAAATCAAAGACCCCGAAGAACAGCGTGAAGTCTACCAGAAGGCCGTCGAAACCGCACC